AACTACAATCAAAAAACATATATTGCATAGAGGTAACATTAGATATATCAAAATTACTCAAGTCTAAAGAAGATAGTAATTTACATTGACCGAACATAAAATCCATATTAGTTACATTAGAGGTATCAAATGTGCCCAATTGTATTGATGGTAAAGATTCACATCCATTAAACATAGAACTCATGTTAGTTACGTTAGATGTTTTAAAATTGCTTAAATCTATAATGGGTAATGATTTACAACCAAGAAACATAGAACTCATGTTAGTTACGTTAGATGTATCAAAACTAGTTAAGTCTAAATATGATAAATCATTACAACCACTAAACATAGAACTCATATTTGTTACATTACTGGTATTAAAACTACTTAAATTTAAAGATGGTAATGAATTGCATGCACTAAACATATAACTCATATTTTTTACATTCGTTGTATTAAAATTATTAAGATCAAGTTTAATTAAGACTTTATCATTTTCAAATAAATGACTCATATTTGTTATTGATGGATCACCAAAATTATCTAAACAAATTTCAATGCATCTAGATAAATTACCAAAACCAAATGTAATATTAGCCAAATCATAAATAATTAATTGCCATTCACATTGAATAGCTGTTATTTCATTTTTATGAGCTTGAATTTCACTTATAATATATGATAATTTGTCACCTTCGTAAAATAGTAAACTATTTTCAGGATAAGAAAGAAGAGGTTTATTAGGATTATAACACGTACTATGAGTAATATCAATAGGATAATTAGGAAAAATATAAACAACAATAATAGGAGTTCTTGGGGGGCATATATAAGTTTTTTTTAAAGTTCTTCGTTTTAAATAATCATTATACATGTCTAAATTTATATAATATATTAAATTATTTTATATAAATTGTAGATACTTATTTAAATTATGGGTTATAACCATCTTTTGTTCCAGCAAAGTACCAGCGTGTAGATAAGTAGTAAGGTTTAGAGTGAATATCTTCTCCAATCATTTTAAGATTGGGTCCAGCATCAACGATTCTTTGAATATGATTGGTACCAAGAGCATAATTAAAATATCTAAGATCAGAAATATAACCAGAGAAACCACCATCTAACGCAACAGAAGTATCACCGTAGTTTTGTTTGGGAACACCTTTGAGAATATGGCGTCTTGTTAAAGTTCCATTAATGAAAACATCCATGTTATGTTGTTTGTCAACACGTATTATAACATTAACCCATTTTTTCATAGGAATATTATCAATTAATACGTTTTCGGTGCCTTCAAAAGTATCCATATTAATAATTAAATCATTTTTGTTAGGAGCAAGATAAAGACCAGGGGCAGAACTGGAAGTATTTCCTTTGTGGAAAATATGCTTAATTTTACCTTCTTTATGAGTGAAATCATCAATATAAATCCATGTAGACCAAGTAAATTCAAGACCGAAATATTCGTTATCTGAACGTAAAATAGGTTTAGAACTATTCATAGCAGGATTAGAAGGAATAATCATAGTTTGTTTACCATCAATCATGCCATTAATCAAAACAGGATTAGGATCTGGTGCCATAAAGAAACTAATAATAGAAGTACCAATACGTAAAGCAATAACAAAAAGGAATATAACTAATAACAAGAAAGCGAACTTAGCAACTAAACTATTAGATTGCAAAAATTCTTTAGAACCTTGTAGATACTTATTTGATTCGAATTTTTTAAATGGCGAAGGTCCTTCAGATATTTTACCAAATGGAGAATTCATTACTATATATATATATTAATATAGATAAATATAGGTGTATAATGATATCAATTATATTATTTGACTAAATATAATTGATAATTTAAATAGTTACTTGCCCTTTGACATTTGAATTTTCTAATAATTCAATACGTAAGTGGTATTTGAATAAGTTAGCTAAAGAACTTCCTCCGAAACCAGCCTTGTAAATATTGTAGGCTTCTTGAGGGTTAACAGGTTTATTGAAACCTTGGAAGTTAGCAGTGTATCCGGAGAAACCACCATCAGGGGTAATAAAACAATCGCCATTGGTGTTTACTTTGGCAATACCAGGTAAAAGACATGTTCTAACTAATTTGCCATCAATGTATACATCTAAAGAACGACCATTTACGCTGATAATAAGGTTGACCCATTTTTGAATAGGAACATTAGCAACACTGCAAGTAGAATCACCTTTCATAGTTGCTAAAGTAATATCAATATCGTTTTCGGTAGCTCCTAAAGAAACAGATGGACAAGATCCACCATCTTTACCCATACGATGTAAAATAATTTTCTTAGAACCAAATCGGTAGTTCCAGTCAGACACATAAAACCACATAGAATAAGCAAAGTTGTTACTGTTATTGTTAGGTAATTTATCAGCATCAATATGTTCTTCTACATTAGCAGGTTTTAATGAACTCAAAGATATAGTATCTTTGGTAAAGAATTTATATATCCAGTAAATGACAAGTACAACCACAACAATAGTTAAAATCGTTTTTAAAGTTTGATTCATATTTATATAATATAGATTTAGAAATTATCTAAATTATATAATAAAATTTAAATTACTAATTTGTGTATTTATAAATTGATAAAATTTTATTCAGTGTTAAACTTTCATTATAATAAACCACTTTTTTAATACCACCATGTAATCCATTATTACTACCAGAAATAATTGTATCATATTTCATGTATGGGACTATTTCAGGTTGTGATGCAACTAATTTGCCATTTATAAAAACATCTAAAGTTCCACCAGAATAATTAATAACAAAGTGATTCCATTTTTGAAATTCAATATTAGAACTTTCATAAATAGTTACTATATCAGACCGTTTATTTAATGACGTAATTCGTATTTTATTTTCAAGTGCATTATATTCAATCATTGGTTTGTTTCCAAAATGGAGTAAAGGTGTATATTTTGTATAAGCAACACTAGTATTTGGTGGTTGAGGATTAACATTTATCCATGCAGAAATAGCATAATTATAATCGAATTTATCATCTTTATTACTATTATCAATAAAAAGATCGTTATATGTTCCTAATACTTTTTCATAGTTGAGGTAAATTGGATCTTCTAATAAATGTTTACCGTCGTGATGTAGTAAACTTTTCAATATTTTTGGTAAAATAATTCTCAATACAATAAGAGCAATTTCAACTAATAAAATATACCAAACAAAAGGCTTAGTAATTTTAATTTGTTGTTTTAAATAAATTTCCAAATTAAGAATTATGCAAGGTATGAATAAAACAACACTTGAAATAAGTTTAATAAATTTGTTATTAGTATTGTTAAGATAATCATTAATATATGGTCTCACATAATAGTATAATATACTAATAAACCCAATAAATATGAATATGTTTAAAATAAAAGTAAATATATTTCCAATAGTAGGTATATTTCTAAATAAGTAAATAATAATAAATATAGATACGAAAAATATCAACAACATAGATAAGGTTTTAACAATTTTCATAGTAAATTTTAGTAAAGAAGGTTTATTGTCCGAATTTTTGTATAAATTTTCACGTTGCTTAACAAAGTAAAAATTAAGAATTAGTATAAATGCAAATAATAATGTGAAAATAGATAAATATCTTGGATATTTTTCATTTAATTTGTATATATTTTTGTAGTATATCAAATAATATATTATTACAAAAATTAATATTTCAAATAATCCAAATACTTTATAATTATCAAAAATATTTTTCATGTTATATTAAAATAAGATAAAAGATTTATAGATTTTCTAGTGCTGTTTTTTTACCATGACAATCTCTACATAAAGCTACTAAATTATCTACATGATTAGAACCACCATTATCTAATCTTATTTTATGATCGACTTCAAACCATGCAGGTAGTTGTTTTTTACAGTGTCCACAATTCCACCCTTGATTTGATGCAACAAATTTTTTTTTAGTTTCACCTACAGAGCGTTTAGTCGTAAAACCAGAATTAAGCATACGTTTATGTTGGGGGGCAGAATATGTGTTATAATTCGATTGTGTATTGTTAGATTGAATATTACTTGAAGATTTATGTAATGAATTACTAGCCATATTAATTATTGGAGATATCATATCACCAGCTTCTTTATCAATAGGCATATACTTAATGACTTGATTAGCATGATTCAAAAAATTTTTACTTTCGCTAGGATTTCTTTTAATAAATAAACATAAAGATAGTCCAAGAAATCCGATCATAGCCATTTGATAATATTTTTTCCATGATTTCAATAATGTAATATATTTACCATCGTAATATGTATTAATAATAAAGAATATAGTAATAGCTACAATTAATAACTCAAATTTCATATTATATATTATAATATTATTAATTTATTACAAATATAAATTAATAATATTAACCTATGTATTCACATTTCTTAGTAACAATATTGCGACGTGTTTTGTTTGGACAACGTTTTTTACGCCATGTAAAAGGTGACATACTGGACTTAATTATAATTTTTTTAGTATTATTTTTCTTGGTTCCTTTAGTTCCTTTAGTTTTTTTACTGCTACTAGATATCTTAGATTCTACAGTTTTATAGCTAGAAATAGATGAACTATCAGAAGATACGACAATTTTCTTAACCATAGATTCAGGTTTTTCTCCAATAATAATAGATAAATTTTTCAGATCACGAAGTAATTTTTCTAAATTGATAGGAATAGACGCATAATTGGTACTAAAGCAGTAATTTGTTATGATATCTCTTATACGACTTTTTAATAGAAGATATTTATCTTGTGTACTATTATAAAATTTTAAATAAATGGCGAAATATGTTGTAATAAATCCCCAAACATCAACATTTTTGGAAAACACTTCTTTGAAGTATTTGTCATGTAAAAATTTATTTGAATTATAATCAGTATATTTATATAAGACATCACATAAATAATCGACAATAATATCAAATGTAAATTCATAATCTAAAACATTTTTTTTTTCACCAGCATCATTTATTAGAAGTTTTTTACCATACAACATATTGTTCATATACTTTAAATAACCCCAATGACCACGAGAATCATTATTAAAAAATGTAAAAATATAATTAACTACCATTAATTTAGTTTTATCTTTAACATGTTCTTTGGGTATGTTAATGGATTGTTTTAAAAAATTTGTATAAGATTTATAAAAATCATCAGAAAATAATATATTAGAAAAGGGAACATTATATTGTATTACTCTATCTTTCATAATTTCAGGTACAACTTCTTTTTTAGTACTTAAACCAGAAAGTCCCCAATCAATTAAGCGACAAAAGTTATCTTTTTCAGAAAATAAAATATTACTATCTTTGACATCTAGATGATATAAATTTCTCTCATTCATAGGAATAATTCCTTTATAAAGTAATTTAATCAAACTATTATTAAGAATATTGATATCTTGAGAATCAAAAGTTTTTTTAGAATTAATTAGCATATCAATAGATTTGCCACCATATGGCATGTTAATAATCCGAAATAGTGATGTTTGATAATTCAAACCTTCCTCACTATAACCTTTTTTGTAAAAATTGGAACATACAGAATTAAATTTATTTAAATCGCTTTTAGTTAATTCTGCAGGTTGGCATATATTTATGTCTTTTAATAAAAAGTAATTTTCATAATTAGGTATAGTAGAAATTATAGGTGTAAATTTATTTAATTCTTGAAATTCCTCATTAGCATTTTTGACAGACATTAATTTACTAACTCCATCAGTTCTTTTTTTTTCACCTTTACATTTTAGTGCAGGCTTAAATACACATCCAAACCCACCACTAGTAAAAGCTTGACCAGCATATTGCATATTAACTATATAATTATGTTATATTAATTATTTTTTATAAAGATAAATAATTGTTATTGTTAAAATAACTAATAAAGTCGCAAAAATAATTTGTTGTTTATTTTTTATATTTTCTCTCATTATAATTTCTTTAGGCTTATAATTTTCATAATATTTTGTCATAGAATCAGTTAATGTTAATTCTTCTTTACCTATTGAAACATTTACTTTATTATGAATAAAATTTACCCATTTAATAAATGATTCTCGTGAATCTAAATAAGGAGTAACAGGATACATATCTAAATATTTACTAAATTTATTACCTATTGTTTGAGAAGGTAAAAATAGAGGTATATTTTGAATAAAATCATAATATTTTTTTTTAGTAACATCATTAGGATTAGTAGGGTAAGTTAATGATATAGTATGTAAAACAAACCAATAATGTGGTCCCCAAATATCTGGGTCTAATGCCATAGTTATAAATGATATAAAAAGATAAATTAAAATACAAATAAGAACTTATTATGAAAGAATATAATTATTGTAATAATTGTGGAAAAACAGGACATTTATTTCCACATTGTAAAAATCCAGTAACAAGTATAGGTATAATAGCATTTAGAAAAGGTGAAAAAGGAATAGAATATTTGATGATTAGAAGAAAAGATAGTATAGGCTATTTTGAATTTTTGAGAGGAAAATATCCGTTGTATAATAAAAAATATATTTTGAATATTTTGAATGAAATATCAAATGAAGAAAAAGAAAAATTATTGATAGAAGATTTTAGTGAATTATGGTCAAAATTATGGGGTCCAGCAGTAACAATGCAGCATAGAGGTGAAGAAAAGACAGCATGTGAAAAGTTTAATTTATTGCGTGCAGGAGTATCAACATCAAATGAATCATATGATTTGAAAAGTTTGATACACGAAAGTATTGGGAACTGGGAAACAGCAGAATGGGGATTTCCTAAAGGAAGGCGTAATTATCAAGAAAAAGATATTCCTTGTGCTTTAAGAGAGTTTGAAGAAGAAACAGGAATAAGTAGAGTAAATTTGAAATTTGTCAAAAACATATTGGCATTTGAAGAAATATTTACAGGTTCAAATTATAAGTCATATAAACATAAATATTTTTTAGCATACTATGAAAATAATGAAATTGTAAATAATGAAGTTAGCAAAACAGAGGTTAGTAAAATAGAATGGAAGTGTTATGAAGATTGTATCGATTCAATTAGAACATATAATTTAGAAAAAAAAGATATATTAGAACGTGTAAATAAATTATTAAAAGAATATAGATTATATAAATAATATATAAGTAATAATGTCTTTAAAAGAAGAATTTATAAATATTTCTAATCAAGAAAATAATGATGATTTGTTAAATAATTTTGAAAATAAAAAAGAATTATTGACAAGAGAAGAATTGATTAATAATGAAAAATTAAATACTTTTTTATATCCAAATCTGAATGACCCTTTATTTAATGTTAAAATATCTGAAAAAAAAGAATTTTTTGACACTCGTTATGATGGTAAAATTCAAAATATAGAAAAACAAGCAGAAAAATTGTGTAATATGGATTTTGAGTTAGCACCACATCAATTATTTGTGAGAAATTTTTTATCATTTCAAACACCATATAACAGTTTATTATTATATCATGGTTTAGGAACAGGTAAAACATGTTCTGCAATAAGTGTAGCCGAAGAAATGCGTGATTACTTAATACAAATGGGTATTTCACAAAGAATAATATTAGTAGCATCACCAAATGTACAAGATAATTTTAAGTTACAATTATTTGATGAGAGAAAATTAGAACTAATTGATGGTTTATGGAATATTAAAAGCTGTACGGGTAATAAATATTTGAAAGAAATTAATCCAATGAATATGAAAGGTTTATCAAAAGAAAAAGTAATAAGTCAAATCAAAAGAATTATAAATAATTCGTATTTATTTATTGGATATACGGAATTTGCAAACTATATTGTTAAAAAATCAACGATTGATAATTCAATAACTAACCAAAAACAACGTAACAAAATAATTAAAAACAAATTAAAAAAAGTTTTTAATAATCGTTTAATAATAATAGACGAAGTACATAATATAAGAACTACGGACGATAACAAAGATAAGCGTGTTGCACAAGAATTATTTAAATTAGTAAAAAACGTAGACAATTTAAGATTGCTGCTTTTATCAGCAACACCATTATATAATAGTTATAAAGAAATAATATGGTTAATTAATTTGATGAATTTAAATGACAAAAGATCACAAATAGAGTTTAAAGATGTATTTGACGCAGATGGTAATTTCAAAATAAATAGTCAAGGTGAAGAGATAGGACTGGAATTATTAGAAAGAAAAGCAACAGGATATATTTCTTTTATTAGAGGAGAGAATCCATATACATTTCCTTATAGAATTTGGCCTGATCAATTCTCTCAAGAAAATACTTTTAAAAAACAAATAAAGCCAAGTATACAGCTTAATGGTAAAATTATAGTACAAGATCTTGAACTGATATCAGTATATTTAACAAAATTAAGTTCTTATCAACAAAAAGGATATGATTATATAATTAATAAAATGAAAAATGTAGATAAAACCAAGGATGATGAAAGTAGATTAATGCCTACATTTGAAAATATGGAATCGTTAGGATATACTATGTTACAGAAACCATTGGAAGGATTAAATATAATTTATCCTTATGATAAATTGAATGAGAATGAAGAGAACTTTGATATAAAAGAATTGGTAGGAAAATCGGGATTAAACAGAATTATGGAATATAAAGAGGTTATTAATCCACCAAGTCGCACAAATTTTCGATATAAAACACAAGAATATGGAAGAATATTTTCTAAAAATGAGATTGGTAAATACAGTAGTAAAATTAAAAATATTTGTAATAGTATTTTGAATTCAACTGGTGTTGTTTTAGTGTATTCCCAATATATTGATGGTGGTTTAATACCTATTGCATTAGCATTAGAAGAACTTGGGTTTACAAGACAAGGTAGAACGAAATCTTTATTTAAAGATCCACCTACAGAACAAATTGATGCAAAGACATTTTTACCAAAAAACCAACATAGCGAAGGTAAATTTATGGGTGCACAATATGCAATTATTACAGGCGACAAAAGTATATCGCCAAATAACGTAGCAGAATTAAAAGCAGTGACAAATCTAGATAATAAATATGGAGAAAAAGTGAAAGTAGTATTAATATCGCAAGCAGGTTCTGAAGGATTAGATTTCAAATTTATTAGACAAGTGCATATTATGGAACCATGGTATAATATGAATAGGCTTGAACAAATTATAGGCAGAGCTGTCAGAACATGTAGTCATAAAGATTTACCATTTATAGAAAGAAATGTACAATTATTTTTGTATGGTACTTTATTGGAAGATAGTAGAGAAGAAGCCGCTGACTTATATGTTTATAGATTAGCAGAAATGAAAGCTATGCAAATAGGAAAAGTAAGTAGAATATTAAAAGAAATCGCCATAGATTGTATTTTAAATCATGAACAAACAAATTTCACAACTCAAAATATGAAGCAAAATATAGAGCAAAAATTATCGAATAATGAAATAATACAATATCAAATTGGTGATAAACCATATAGTTCAATTTGTGATTATATGGAGAAATGTGTATATACATGTAAACCAAATAAAATAATTACAGAAGAAGATGTAAATTTGGATACATTTAGTGAACAATTTATAATGATGAATACTGATAAAATTACTCAAAGAATTAAAATGTTAATGAAAGAGAGATATTTTTATAGTAAAAATAATCTTATTAGTGAAATAAATATTATTAAAAACTATCCATTAGTTCAAATAAATGCGGCATTAAATATGTTAGTTGAAGACAAAAATGAATATATAACAGATAAATATGGCAGATTGGGCAATTTAATTAATATAGGTGAGTTATACTTATTTCAACCAATAGAATTAAATAATAATAATATTTCAACATTTGATCGTAATAGACCATTAGACTACAAGAGAAAAGAAATTTTAATAAAATTACCAGAAATAATAGAAAAAGATTCTGTAAAAGAAAACGATAAATTAAATACTGATAGTAATATACAAAAATTATTAGAAACAATTAGAAATGATTATGATAAAGCTACTACTACTCAAATAGTTGTAAGAGGGGAGGACGATTGGTATAAATTTTGTAGTATCGTAATTAAAGATATGGAAAATAATGGCGTAAATATTGAATTATTGGATGATTTTTTGATAGCTCATATAATAGAATTATTAAATTATAGCGAAACATTAAAGTTATTAAACTATTTATTTACAAATAAATTAAACATCTTTGAGAGAAAATTAAAAAAATATTTTGATGAAAAAATAATGATAAATAAAGAAATTACTGGTTTATTACTTGTAAATAATGACAAAGCAGAACTCCAAATATTTGATAATGGTAGATGGAATATTGCAGAAAGCGAAGATTATGAAGATTTATCTAGTGAAATATCAAAACAACAAGTAAATATGAAAGAATTAAATAATATGATAGGATTTATTGCAAATTTTAAAAATGATTATATGGTATTTAAAGTAAAAGATATGAACAAAAAACGTCATAAAGGCGCAAGATGTGATCAATCAGGAAAAAGTGATTCTGTAAAAATTTTAAACAGTATTATAAATGAAGATAAATACAATGCAACAAATACAAAAAATATAAATCAGAAACAAATATGTGTAATACAAGAATTTACGTTAAGATTATTTGATAGTATAGCAAAAGATGACAAACGTTGGTTCTTAAATCCAGAAGAAGCAAATTTAACTGATATAGAAAAAATTAATTTTTAATAAAATTGAAAATATTTATTAAAGAATAATATATATATAATATAAAATGTCAAATAAAGAAGAAAGTATTAGTAAATCAAAAAAATCAAAGAAGATGAATGATATATATATGAAATCTATTATTACACGTAATATTAGCTTATCGATTAAAGATTTTGGTAAAAATCTTGACAACATTATCAAAAAAAAAATTAAAAATATGATTGAAGGAAAATGTATTGTAGAAGGGTATATTAAACCTGAATCTACAAAAATTATTTCATATTCGAGTGGATTGATAAAAGGAAACATAATTGTTTTTGAAGTAGTATTAGAATGTGATGTATGTAATCCAGTAGAAGGTATGCAAATAAATTGTGTAATAAAAAATATTACAAAAGCTGGAATTAGAGCTGAATATGATGATGATTATAATCCAATTGTAGTATTTATTGCTCGCGACCATCATTATACATCAGAATATTTTTCGACATTAGAAGAAAATCAAAATGTGACAGTTAAGGTGATTGGACAAAGATACGAATTGAACGATAAATATATTTCTATTATTGCTGAATTGGTGGAAGAGAATAAAAAAACGAAACGTAAACCAAAATTAGTATTGTCTGAATAGTAATTAAAAAGATATTATTATACTTTCTTATAATGACAGAGTTGAAAGATTTGAAAAATGTTATAGAAAATTTTGGCGTAAACTATCAAATTGAAATATTAAGAATTTTATATGAATATGATAACGATTTACTTAATGAAAATAATAATGGTGTATTTATAAATATGATGCATTTAGACAATAAAGTAATTAATAAAATCCAAAAATATATAAATTACGTAGAAGCTCAACAACAACAATTAACAAAAGTAGAAAAAGAAAAGATGAATATTGAAAATAAATTTTTTAAAGATAATAAAGATAATAAAGAAATGTGTCTAACATAATTATAACTATGACAGCGTTAATTGATAACATGGAAAAATATATGTTTAATAATATTAATATTAATAAAATATTATTAAATGTAATACATAATGATAAGATAAATAATAATAATAATAATAATAATTCAAATATTAAAAATTTAAAAAAAAACAATACAAATAATAATATTGATTTTTTTCACCCCGAACGAAAAGATAAACTATTTTGGTGTTTTTATTATATTCTTTTTGGTAAAGACAGTTATGATAATTTAAAATATAAAAATGTTTTCAAAGTAGAAAGTGATACAAAAATTGATTTCATAAAAAAAGTTCGTGAAAAGAAAAATGATTTAAAAAAAAATAAAATTACTAGAACAACTCTAGAGACAGAATTAATGAGTAATATAATTACTATTAATACAATTAAAGGATTATGTATTGTATATAAAAAAAATATTATGTATGTATGGGACAGTAAGTACTATGATATTGTAGGTGATTATGATAATGATATATACGAAATTATAGTTAATGAAAATAATATGTATAAATTATTAATCAATGAAGTATACAAAAAAAGAGATTATTATTTGAATAACTATTGGAAAGTAGAAGATTTAAAAAAACCATTGAAATCAATTGCGAATTATAAAATAGAAGAATTGAAAGATATATGTAAAAGATTAAATATTACAATTGCGAATAATGGAAAAACAAAAATAAAGAAAGAATTATACGAGGATATATTGACAAAATTATAAAAAATTGAATATAATATAAAAAATAATACACAAATATATATATATTAAAATGTCTAAATCAGATGAAAATCTTCAAAAAAAATTTATAAATTTATTGAAAGTATATTTAGAAAATGTTAATAAAATGCCATCCAATATAACTCCTGAGTTTGAAATTAAATTTGGAACACTAGGAGTGAAACCAATTACACAAATTAATCAAAATAATGTTATAAAAAAATTTTTGGCACAGGGATTTAAATTGGAAGGAAATGTGAAAAATATTTTAAGAATTCAAAATCAATATGTAAACAAATTTGGTGAAACAAAATTATCAAATATTAGAACAGAAATAACGGATATCAAAAATATCCAGAAGTATTGCAAAACAGAAAGGATAAATGATGTGGATGTTGAATTTGTTAACAAGAATTATTTCGCTTCAAAAACTAATAAAGAACCTTATTTTCCAATCAATTTTAATGATTTCAATTTTAGAATAACATTTCAAAGCGAACAACTTCAAGGAACAAACAATAAAGATGTTGAATCGACTATTAGCAAATGGGAAAATACAAAGAAAGTATATCGTTATATTAGTCGTCACACATTTATACGTGATGATATGCCGTTTAGACTAGATATTAGTGTAGTAAAAGAATCAAAACGTTCAGGAAAAACATTAATTCCAGAG